GCCGCTTCGTCGGTCTTCTTGGCGAGCTCAAGCGAGAACTCTTGCACCAGCCAGTCAGCCACCGACACGATCGAGTCAGCGAGCAGCTCGTTGGCAACGCGGGTTCCGCATGCAAGCTTCTTGGCAACCAACTGCACCTGCGTACCAGTCGGATCACTGGTCGTGATTTCCGAGTTCTCGCCCACCCAGTAGCCGGTCACGCCAGTGAGACGCTTCGGCACAAGCAGGGTGTCCGAGCTCATCGGCACGTTCTGCATCGCAGACGGTGCCACGCCGTAGGTCTCGACGTTGCGGATGATGGCAGCCGACATTTCCTCTGGCACGGCATGGCCACCAGCCGACATGACGCTTTCGCCCATCGCACGGCTTTCGACGCCGTGGTCGAGGCACCAACGCTTGGCGTTCTCGTCGCCCAGAAACGTGCCTGCGAGCCACTGACCGCAGCGGTAGGCGGCCTCGACACTGTCGAACGCTCGCAGCTTGCGGGTGTAGCGAACTGGCTCGATGCGAACCTCGGCACGCTCTTCCTTGGCGACCGGCTCCGGTGCCGGAGTGCAGCGGTCAACTACGCTGCGAAGGTTGCCGGCAGACTCAGCGACCTTCCGCTCGAAGTCCAGCTTGGACGAAATTTCATCGGCTTGCTTCACCAGTGCGGTGAGATCCATGTCACGAGCAGCGATGTCGCCATCGGTCTCGCATTCCATCGCGCGAACAGCGTCGATGCGGTTGGCCACTTCGGCGGCCTCGTCCTGCAGCTGCTTGAGCTTGTCCATGTCGAATCTCCTATCAGCGGCGGCATGCCGCGTGTGCGATAGGGTCCAAACTAGGACGCGCTATTACTCCTCTTGCAGATGCGTACTTCAGAAAGTGTTGTTTTCACAAACACCGTACCGCGAGCACCACACTTGGGGCAGCGGATGTAACGCTGCTGCTCCGCACCGATAGAGCGGCTGGAGCGAGTTACCATGCGATGCCCGCACTTACACTGTGGACGATCAGCCATGCAGCTTGAGCCTCAGTAGACTTGCGACGCCGGCAGCCACGCCAGACATCACCGAACGAACAGCCACCTCTTCCGCTTGTTTCTGCTCTGCCAGCCATGCTTGATATGACCGCATCGCAACGGTAGCCGAGCTCGCTGGATACGCTGGAGTCAGAACTGGACCAACGTCATACAGACCTTTGACTTCACGAATCTGGCGAATCGTCTTGCCTTCGTCGGTCTGCCTGAATCGCTCGCCGGACTTGTCGACGGTAAACGCAAACGAGCTGCCACGCACGTCACGCCGACGAATGAGCTCAAGGATGTCGTCGCGGCTGTTTGGTGGCGTTACCACGTAGCGTAGCCCCTTGTCGTCGCTGCTTAGCTCGAGCGTGCCGCTGGATGTGCGGCCGAGCACGATGTTGCTGTCGTGGTTGAAGAGAGCGACCACGTCGGCTTTGCCACGCTGGCGGTTCAGAATGCGGTCGAATGCACCTGGCAAGATCTCTTCGCGGAATCCACCGAGATCAAGGCTGAGTCGGTGGTAGACCGCTGCGTAGCCGACAATCGCGGCTTGGCCGTTTTGCCGCGGCTCGACTACCAGCTCGTCTTCGTCCTCGAACTCCATTAAACGACGTTCAATCTCAAGAGTGTCCATGCTCATGCTCCTGTCTTCGTCTTCGGCGTTCATTCGCCGAACTAGTTGATTTGCCCACGATCTGCCGGCGTCGCCGCCCCAAAGAGCCCACGCGATGCGTCCGTTGCTCGGATAGCCGTCTTCGCTCGGGCTCCAGCCTTCGCCTTCTTTGTCCACCTCGTGGCGGTCGAAGTAGGCTTTCATGCGTCGTGCGGTCTCAGGTGACACATTGCGTCTGCCGGCCAGGTCGCGTGCACGTGCGATGCCGATCTCTGTGCCACCGCGGCCGTATTCTCGACGCCAATCGAGCCCACGCTGGGCTTCTGTGGACACGCCTTCCGGCGGCTTGAAGTCGATGCCTTCATAGGCGCGGCCTTCACTCTCCGCGATGTTTAACGCCACCAGCTGGGCCTGGGCATCGGCCTCACTGGCGTGACAGCCCTCGATGCTGCCGTCGTCGTCTTTTATGACTGCCCACGGCCGCGATGCCGGGCAGGCGTCGCTCCTACTGACCGTCCACGGCATCGGGCTGCTCCTCCTCTGCTGGCGGCTCGTCGGGCAGTGCTGCGGGCTCCTGTGGCGGCGGCGGTGGCTGTTGTGGTGGCTCCGGCTGAGCGTCCATGTCTTCGAGCGTCTGCATGTTCATTTGGATGTAATGCTGGTCGCCTTCTGGGCCGATCGGATTGAGATTCTCGAGCTCGCGGACCTCGTTGATCGTCATCCACCCGTTTTGCAGTGCCGACACGTAGTAGGCAGACCGGCTCGCGTGGTCGCCTCGAAGCAGACCGCTGACGCTGTGCTCGGCGAAATACCGCTCATCGTCGACAATCAGATCGCGGCTGATCGCGGCTTCCCAGCGTTTCAGATGCGGCAGCAGACAGTGCTGGACAAACTCGGTGCCCTGCACCTCAATGTTGCTGTAGGTGCTCCGCGTCAGATCCTGAATCATGTGTGGTGGCACGCGGAAGGCACGGCAGATCTCGATGACCTGGTACTGCCGAGTCTCCAGAAACTGTGCGGCCTCGTTGCTGCCGCTGAGCTCGTGGGCCTTCACACCGTTTGGCAGCACGCATGTGCGGAATGCACGATCGCTCCCGCGGTGGATGCGTTCCCAGTTCTGCCGCAGCTGCTCCGCGGCCTCGACTGGAATCGGATTCTCACTTTCGAGAATCACACCTGGCCGAGCTCCGTTGCCAAAATACGTGCTGCCGTGTGCCTCAAGAGCTTGTGCCAGGCCGATGGCATTGGCAAACAGCCGATACGTCGGCACCGGCTTTACGCCGTCTTCGGTCGTGAATCGCAGGGCGAAGATTCTGTCTTGCGTGTAGACCGTCTGCCGGCCGTCTGGCTCGCGGTACAGATACCGCAGCTGGCCGTTTTCCAGCCGCTCGACTTCCATGCGACTCGAATGCAGCGGCCACAGTTCAGAGACGGCACCGCGGCTGCCAGGCCGAATCTCGGCGTAGCTAGCACCGTAGTGCAGATACATGCCAGTCATCCAATCGCGGAACTCTTGTGCCGTCTGCCACGGGTTGGGCTGTTGGTGCAGCAGACGGTAGACAGGGTTGCCAGGTGCCTTTGCTTTGCCACCGTCTGCCAGTCGCTCGTAAATGTGCAGCGGAAGAGCAGACACAGCGTCGCTGATCACGCGAATACACGCCGTGTACGCCGAGCAAGCCATCGAGTTATCAGCAGTCACGCGGATGCCGCTGGGCGTGCGGTTGCCACCCACTGACCAGTCAATGGCACGCAGATCGTACATGCGATAATCGTTTAGGTCGGTCGCGCTCATAGTTCGATGATGTCCCAGTTCATTTCTGGTGCGTCTTTGGCGGTCGCTGCGATTCCCAGTGCCATCACAAGTGAGACCATGCCGTCGATACGCTCGGTGCTTTTCTGCTTGCTTGGCTTGATGTTTCCCGCGTGATCCTGCTGTATTGCGACGTTGCCGGCCTGCCAATCGAGCACCGGATTGTTGTGCAGCAGCTTGGCACTCACCACGAGTGCCTCGAGCTGCTTCGAGGGTGCCGACATGCTGCCGTAGCCCTGGCCAAATCCTACAACGTCGATCCCGTCACCTTGCAGTTGCGTGGCCAGCTGCGTTGCGTTCCACCGGTCGATGGCAATCTGCCGAATGTTGTACTTCTTCGCCAAAGCGTTTATGTCGGCCCGCACGTGGTCGAAATCAGTCACGTTGCCGTGCGTCGTGTGCAGATGTCCCTGGCGTTCCCACACGTCATATTGCACCTTGTCGCGGCGAACACGCTGCCGCATGTTTTCTTCCGGCACCCAGAAATGCGGCTCGACCCAAAACGTGCCATCTTCGAGAGGGAATAGCAGAGCGAGGCATGTCGTATCAAACGTGGTCGCCAGGTCGAGGCCACCGAAGCAGTCCCTGCCGCGGAGGTCGACTGGGCATGGCTTGTCGCCCTGCATCCAGTGATCCATTCGAAGCCACCTCTGGTCCTGTTCTGTCCACTGATTCAAGTACAGCTGGCGGAACGTGTTCTCGTATGTTGGCATCTCGACGGCGCGGGCGCACTCGCTGCGAAGAAAGTCGAGCTTTACGGAAACGCCTAGGTTCGGATTTGCTCTGGCCCATGTGCTTTCGTCCTTCCAATCGTCTTCGGGTGATGCGGCATAGATAGCCGGCAGAAACGTAGGGTCATGAACAGCACCAGCCTTGACGGCTTCAGCATATTTCCACACTTCCCAGCACACGCTCTTGCGGTCGTAGCCGGCTGTGGTCAGTGCCACCGTCAGCGGCTGGCGTCGAGCACCCTGGCTGGAGAGCATGACTTCCCACATCTCGCGATTGCTGACGTGCAGCTCGTCGAAGATGACGCCGTGGGCCGAGAGCCCGTGCTGGATGCCGGCCTCTGCGGAGAGTGCCTTGTACGTGGCGTGCGTCTTCTCGCGGACGATGGCCGAGCGGTAAACAGTCAGGTGCTGCGAGAGAATTGGCGACTGCTCGACGGCAATGCGTGCCATGTCGAACACAAGACGCGCTTGATCACGCGATGCCGCACAGCTGTAGACTTCGCAGCCTGGCTCATCTTCAAGCAATAGCCGCAAGGCTATACCTGCGCATAAAGAAGACTTGCCATTTTTGCGCGGCAACGCCAGGAGGCTAGTGCGGATTTTTCGCTTGCCGTCTTCTTCGGCAAAGAGATCTCGCACGTACTGACGCTGCCACGGCTCAAGCGTAAAAGGCTTGCCGCCTTTCTCGCCTTTGGCGTGCGTGAAGTATCGCTCGAAGAACGCCACGGCACGGCAGCTTGCACAGCGGCAGTCAGCCGAACAGGATGGCGGCTGCGTCTTCGTCTGACGACTTTTCCGGCTCGACGCTGAGCGACGCCCTGGCCGATGGGTTGAGGCCGAAGTCTTGCTCGAGCTGCCGGAGCTGCTGGGCGAGCTTGTGCGCGATGCTGACTTCCGGCTTTTGGGCAATGTACTTGACCTCGCCACCGTCGTTGAGGA